ATGGGAGCAATGCTAGGTGCAGGAATGGGTTTAGTACAAGGAAAAGATCCACTAAAATCTGCTTTAATTGGTGGTGCTACAGCAGGCATAGGCGATAAGCTTATGGGAGCTGAAAGTTTGTTTAATGTTGGATCAGATCAACTTACATCTGAACTTGCTACACAAGGCTTGGGTGGTATGCAACCTATAGCTGAAACAACAATGGGAGCAATGAATCCTGAAACAATAAGTATGTTTACCCCAGATGGAACTTCTATGCTAGGAACACAAAATTCTGTTTTTGGCTTAGGTGACCCTATGTCTAATCAATACATGGATTTAGCAACAAATACAAACTTAGGGGCAGAATCTGTATCAAATTTAAATGTACCAAACACAGGTTTATTTAAAGACACTCCAGGTACAGGCACTAACAATGTATTTCAAAAAGGCACTGATCTTATAACAGATCAATTTGATGATGATATGTCTACTGCTGACAAAGTTTCATTAGGTATGACTGGAGCAGGCTTGCTTCAGCCTCAACCAGAACCACAAATGAATGTTCCTGCTCCTCAAGTAATACAAGGAAAGCCAACTAACCCAAGAGATGGGTTGTTAGCTATTAACGTACCAAAACCATTCACAGCATACACTACCGCAGAAGACGAACGAAGAAGATTATTTCCAACAAGTTACCAAGGATAAAATATGGCATTTAATTTAGATTTTTTAAAAGACTTAGTTCCACAAGGGACTAATATATTTGGTGCAGCTCCTAACGCCAATATGAAAAAAATGGCTGAAATGGGATTGTTGGGAGAAGGCAAGTATCAAGATATGCTAGATAAAGCAAATAAACAATCTTTATTTCAAGGATTACTAGCTACTGGTTTGTCTTATGCAGCACAACCTAAAAATCAAGGATACGGTAGTATATTTCCCTATCTTGCTAAGGCTGGACTGTCTGGTATGCAAGCAGCTCAAAGCCCTTATGATCAAATGGGCAAAGATGCAATAATGAATCAGAAGTTGCAAGACATGAAGCGTGCTAGAGATATACAAGCTAAACAAGATGAGTTTAGAGAAAGCTATGGTAAGCCAAATGTATTTGAGGAAGTTCAAAAAGGCTACTCTCCATCTACAGCACCAGTTGCTCCAGATGCAACAGGACAGTCTACAGCGCCTAATTTTGGATTAGTTCCTAACATGGAAATGCAAGGAAGATTTGATCCAAATGTAATGATGAACAAAGCAGTACAATCTGGAGCACTTACTTTCCCTCAAACTTTAGATTATATGCTCAAACAACAAGAGTTAAAAGTAGCTTCTGACATAGCAAAAAGAAAAGCTCCTAAAATAGAAACAGTCAGAGAAGGAGATGAAGAGGTTAGTTACACTTATAATGAAGAAACTAAAAACTTTGATGAAGTAGCAAGGGGGTCAGCATTTGCTCCAAAAGAAGGAAAAGCAACACATAACAACACACCAACAGAGTTAATTGTTGATGGAAAAGTAGTTAATGCTTATCTTCCAACAGGTAGTGGTGCAATAAAAGGAGAAAAGCCAATTGATGCAACTACAAACAAGCCAATTGATAGTGCTTTTTCTGTAAAACCAAAACCATTTACAGATAGTCAGGCAGAAAACTTCCAACACTCAACAAAAATGAAGGCTTCAAACAACGTATTTAAGAACCAACTTGAGAATGAAGATGGTACTTTAAATTACGATCCTACAGCAGTAAATAGACAACAAGTTATTGGGTCATATTACTTGGTTGGTGATGCTTCTGCAGCTCTTTTAAATAAATATAACTTAACGCCAGCCGATAGACAAGCAGCACAAGCTAAGAAAACATTTATTAACTCTATACTTCGTAAAGAATCTGGAGCTGCAATTGCTCAAAGTGAATTTGATAATGCAGACTCACAATACTTCCCACAATTTGGAGATGATAAACAAACAGTAATAAATAAAAGAGTAACAAGAGATCTGGTTACAGCAACTATGGAAGCTGCTATAAATGGAGATCCAGAAGCTATTAAAAGAATTGAAGAAATATCAGCTGAATTATCGTTATATAACCCTTCTGTTAAAAAAGGATCTGCCTCAGATGTAGGAGGAAATGAAATAACTGTAGGAGAAATTAGACAGGGTCATAAATTTATAGGTGGTGATCCAAATGACAAAAAAAGTTGGCAAAAGGTAGGTAATTTTACTTCTAACGACATACCACAATAAGGAAATATAATGGCAGAAAAACAAAATCCTTGGGAAACAGGGTATAAAGTTAAGGCAATAGAATCTTCTGAAGGATCTCCTTGGGAAACAGGGTATAAAGTAAAAGAAGAAAAACGGTCTATGTTAGAAGAGTTAGGAAGACAACTTGGATTAACAGGAAGATACATATCTGAAGGAGTTTCTGAAACTGGTGACTTAATTGCTTCTCCAGTAAGGGGTGCTTTAAATTTAGCATTACCTGAAAGTATGCAAATAAAGCCAATTACGGAAGCTGTAGTTCAACCTACATTAGAAACCTTAAATGTTCCTAAGCCAGAAACAGCGCTTGAGAAGATAATTGGTGGAGCATCAAAAACTTTAGTAAGCACTGGTACTGGAGCTGGAATAGCTAGTTTATCAAAACCAGTAACCCAGACAGGTCAGGCTATTAAAAACCTTCTTACACAAGATATGAAAGTGCAAGGAATTGCAGGAGCAGGAGCAGGTGCTGGGCAAGAAGCAGCTTCTGCTACAGGTTTAGGTGATGGAGCTTCAACTCTTGTAGGTCTTACAACTGCAATATTATCTCCTAGTGCAAGTAAAAAATATCTTGAAAAACCAATAAGCAATATAGCAAGAAAAATTACAAACGCTCTTCCAAACAAAGTAGACGATACTGTTACTAATGTATTACAAAATACGTTAAAAAATAATAATATTAAATTTGACGATCTTGATAGTAATGTTGTGTCTTTGCTTAGAAAGGATATTGCTGAGGCTGTAAAAGTAAATCCAAATATGTCTGAGTCAGCGTTAAAAAGATTGGTTGATTATAGGATAGTAGGAGCAATTCCTAAGCAAGGAACATTAACCTTAGATCCTAACTTAATTACTAGAGAAAAAAATCTAGCTAAAATGGGTGTAAATAGTCAAGATCCTCAAGTTCAAAAATTAGCTAACATTGAATTTGAAAACAATAAAATACTTTTAAACAACATTAATGAGTTGGGAGCTAATAAAGCTTTAGACGTTAACTCTGTTGGTGGGAAAATGTTTGAACAGTTTGGCAAAATTACAAAGTTATACGATGATCAAATAGATGATCTATATTCAAGAGTTAGAACTTCTGATGGTAAGTTTGCTCCATTAGATGGAAAAACATTTGTAATGAAAACTAGAGCTAATCTTAAATCAGATTTAACAGATCAATTTCTTCCATCAGAAATAAAACAATATCTTACTGCTATAGAAAAAGGAACATTTGATTTAAACGTAGCGACTGCTTCTCAGTTAAAAAGTATAGTTTCAAGGTCTTTAAGATCACCAAGTTTAGATGGAAACGTAAAACAAGCTTTAATGGTTGTTAGAAATAACTTAGAAAATGTTAAGTTAAAAGATCCTAGGTCTTTAGGCAAAGATGCTTTAGATGCAGAAAAAGCAGCTAGAAAATTTACTTATCAATACAAACAACTTCAAGAAAGAATACCGGCATTAAAAGCTATATACGATAAAAGAGTTAGTCCAGATAAGTTTTTTGATAGATATGTTTTAGGAGCTGATACTAAGCAACTTAGAAATACTTTAAATTTTGCTGATGAACCTACTAGGCAAATGATTAAGGATAACATTCTTGGTCATATTAAAATGAAAGCTACTAATGGAAACCCTGATGAGATTGCAAAAATAAGTGGATCTGCTTTAAGAAAAGTTTTGTTTGGTAAGGGTGGAATTGGAACTGAAAAGTTAAAGCTTATTTTTAATAAAGAAGAGTTGGCTAAATTAAAAGCCATTTCTAATGTAGCTAGTTTTGAGCAACACATACCATTAGGGTCTGCTGTAAATACATCTAATACAGCAAGTGCTTTATTTGGAATGTTAGAAGGAATTGGCTCTTCAGCTCTTTTAAATAAAATTCCTCTTGGTCAAGCCGTGTTAGGAAGTCCAGCTAGAAATATTGTTCAGTCATCACAGGCTAGAACAGCACAAAATGTTCCTGGCATACTGTCTACTCCAACACAACAAATAGAAGCTAAAAGAACTTTAGCTCCATATATATCAAGTTTGTTAGGAGATTAACTATGTGGCAAGAATTTACACTACCCCCAATCAATTTATATAACGCACCGAAGGGAAACTAATGGCATCAACTAACCAAGTACAAGAAGTAAAAGCAGACTTACATACGCATGAAGAAGTTTGTGCCATTCGTTATGACGGCATTAATGCAAGGCTTGCTAGGATGGAAAAGATCATCATGGCAGTATTTGCAGGCATCGTATTCTTATTAATTAAAGTATTGATTAGTTTAGGTGGGCTATAATGTTAACAGTATTATCTTCTATTTTAGGGTTTGCTACATCAGGCTTACCTAATTTACTTAAATTTTTTGAACAAAAAGGTGACCAGAAACATGAGTTGGAAATGGCTAAACTTGAAATGGAAAGAGCCTTGGCAATGGCTGAAAAAGGATTTGCTTCTGAAGAGCGTATATCTGAAATGGAAACTTACGCTACTGAAAGAGTTGCTTTATACAACCATGACAACAAGCTCCAAACAAAAACGAGTCCTTGGGTTAATAATCTCCGTGCTAGTGTTCGCCCCATTGTCACCTATGCTTTTGTTTCTCTTTTGCTATTCGTTGACATCGCAGGTTTAATTTGGGCAATACATACTGGAGTAGAATTTGGCACAGCGCTAAGTACAGTGTTTAGTCCAGTAGAAGAAGGCATTATAGGAAGTATTATAGGATTTTGGTTTGGTAGTCGTCATTGGCAAAAATGAAAACATCAGACGTTGGCATTAAATTAATTAAACATTTTGAGGGTATACATGAAACTGCTTATAAGTGTCCTTCAGGTTATTGGACTATTGGCGTTGGTCATCTTATCAGTCGCAATCCTGTGCTCGATAGTAATTACGATAGGAAGCTATCACATGGGGAAATAGATGAATTACTTAGATCAGATTTACTACGGTTTGAAAATGGACTACGCCGTTTGTTACCTTCTGTGCAACTTAGACAAAATCAATTTGATGCTTTGGTCAGCTTTTGTTTTAATCTTGGTCTTGGTTGCTTTCAAAGATCAACAGTTAGATCAGCGTTGCAAAGAGGTGATGAAAAAAGAGCAATAGATGTGTTGTTGGCTTATTGTCGTTCTGGGGGTAGAGTGTTGAGAGGTTTACAAAGAAGGAGAGCTGCTGAAGCTGATTTATTCTTTAGCCACATAAAATGAAAATACTTTTTTTAGATATAGAAACGAAGCCTGCTGTAGTTTCAGCATGGCAAACCAGAGATGTAAATGTTGCAGTTAATCAGATAATAAGAAGAGGCTCAATCATGTGTTGGGCAGCGCAGTGGTACGGATCAGAAGACGTTATCTTTGATTCAGAATGGACTAGCAGTTACAAGAAGATGATAAAACATATGCATGATCTTCTTAATGAGGCTGATGCTGTATGCCACTATAACGGTACGTCATTTGATATGAAAGAATTGAATCGTGCCTTTTTACTTTTAAAACTTCCTCCTCCAAGTCCATACAAAAATATAGATCTATATAGAGTGGTAAGACAAAACTTTAGGTTTATATCTAACAAACTAGAAAACATATCAATTGAATTAGGTATTGGAGAAAAGGTTAAGCACTCCGGAATGCATTTATGGAATGATGTAGAGAAGAAAGATCCAGAAGCTAGAAGAATGATGGAAGAGTACAACCGACAAGATACAGTTTTGTTAATAGACTTGTTTGAGAAGTTAAAACCTTGGCTTAAAAATCATGGTCTTAATCACAATATGTTTACCGACAAAATGGTATGCCCAACTTGCGGATCTATTAAGTTACAGAAACGTGGGTATCAAAAGAATCACAGTTACACCTATCAGCGTTATCAATGTCAGGAATGCGCTACATGGTTTAAATCTAACAAATCAATTAAAGAGCTAACAAAGTCAGAGTCAGCTATCAACATATAAGGGTTATCATGGATATAGAAAAAGTGGTTTCTGCAATGGTAGGAAAAACCATTGAAGAGGCACAAATAGGTTATCAGGATTCTGAGTTAACTTTATTTTTAGATGATGGGACAGTTATTGACATAGTTGTGGACACAATTTATGCTGATATCCCAGAATTAGACGATTAGCAAAAAAACGGCTTTTCGTAAGGCTCTCTGTGAGGAGTTTAATGTTGAGTTGATACACTTACATCAAAACATATTAAAAACCTCACTACGAGCTCTGTGACGGCTTCAGACGGGTTTCATTATATATAACCACATCTCCAACCTTAATTACCTTTCCAGACACACAATTTGTAATACGATACATATCTTTTGTACCGTCATTCCAAAACTCTATAGTATGTCTATACCCTTCAAAGAAAAAATCGTCCATTAAGCATCATCATCTTCCGACAGGATCTTTTCTGCCATAAACTCTTCCATGCTTATTTTTAATTCTTCGTCTTCTGATATGTGTTGAATTAAATGCTGAAGATACCAGTGCGCTTTTAATAAATCTTCAACGCCATTCTTCTTTTTCCAACGCCACATATACTTTATTACATTGGCTGTATCAGTTGCTTCAATTCCAACAAGATCCTTAGTCACTTGTTCAATAGCTTCAATGCACTCTATACGACCTCTATAATGCTCTGGGTTTATGTTATCTGCCATTGTTAACTCCTATTTTTTTACCATACTTAAACAAATGTTCCTTTTTTACCAGGAACGCTTTTTTACTAACTGTATCGCCATTTCCAACAAAACTTTTATATTGGTATTGATTTAAAAAAATACAATTAATAATATCATCTTTTGCCATAATTCTAAATTCATGGTCATCATAGAAGACCCAGTATTTTGCAGTGCTTGCCATCAAACCAGATGGTTTGTTATACATCTCAATTTCTATTACTATATTGCCTGTAGATGTACTCATAGGATCATACTTAACCTCTATGCCACAATGCATTTCTGGTATCCATATGTCATAACCTTTCCATTTGTCCACTAGACTTGCTGAGGGATATTTTATTTTAAGAATAGATAACACTTCTTTTTCAATATTAATCCCTCTTTCTAAGTCTTTGCGAAAAGAGTTCATTGAGGTTTTATATCTCTAATATCAATGCATCTTTTTTTAGTTTTGGTAAAAATGTTTTTTGCTTCGTTCATAGACTCAAACAAGTAACCATTCTTATGGCAATGATAAGCTTTGTCTGGAACAGAATTAACACCAAGCCAAATTAAACCTCCTACAAAAACTAACACTCCAACTACTAACCAACCCTTCTTTTTCTTTTCTTCGTGCAATTTATATCTCATCATTTTCATTACCTCCTTGTAATGGTTTGATCGTCAGAACTAATTAACATACTTGCTATAATAGAGTCTTGATTAACCAATAAGGACTACTACTATGTGGACAAAACCATCAGCTACAGAAATGAGATTTGGCTTTGAAGTAACAATGTATGTAATGAACAAGTAATACTTGTAATACAAGTAATACACTAACCCTCAAGTTCTCAATGTCATTATAGTCTGAACCAATTCCAAACTATAATGGTAGGCATATGCCTCTTGAGGGAAGTGTAACCATAATCCCTAGAAAGGGATGTCTTCAAGATCCTCAACAGTATTTGCAGCTGGTGCGCTAGATGCCACTGGTTGATCTTCCTTTTTATTCACTTGACCACTTAAATAAGTCAGACCACCTTTACTAACAGTTTTCCATAGCGCAACATCAAAATCAATGTTGGCGATAGTAACGCTTCCGGTGTAGTCAGGTGACTTATCATTCTTTTTTTCTTTAACCGCAAATATTGCCATACGATTATTGTTGTTGTACTCAGCCATTCTAATTCTCCTTAATAAAATCTTACTTTGGTTGCTTTCGTTCTTTTAAAATTATAAATCTCTTCTATTAAAACTAAATACTGATCTACCGTTGTACAGTCTTGTAATTTAACTGACTGATACGATAGTTTGTTTAAAAACTCTGCATGGTTATAGTCATCATTGTCAAACAAATCTAGCATAGCATAAACAAATGATCTTCTTTTATAGCCTTCA